CACGGCGCGTGTTGCAGAGCAGCAGCGCGCCGCGCTGGCGCAAGCGCAAGGCGCCGACGCTAGCGGTTATGGCGCACAGGCACAGGGTGCATCGGCATCGGGTTCGCGTGCGATGGGCGTGCGTCCGGCCACCGCTGAAGAAATGAAGTCGCTGTATCGCGGCAGCTAAACCGCGTATTGCCCGGTGTGCGTGAATGCCGGGTGCGACGACGCGTCGCGCCTGGAGCCGCAGCACCCGGACGGGCCGCTGCCTGGCGCGATCGATGAGTGCGCGGGCGCGGCAGGCTTTCCGTCACCTCCTGTCGCCGGAAGTCCGGTGGCATTCCGCCCGGCCCACCCGTGGCTGGGCGCTTTTTCGGCAGGAGAGGGGCGCATGCGTTTCGCCGGCAACAAAAAACCCCGCAGACTTGCGTCATGCGGGGTTCGTGCGGCGAGCGCGGAATTTGGTGGGGCGGCGTCACTCGAATTACGACGTATTGACCTTTTCTGGTAAAGGTTCGGTGGAAAATTAAAATAAAAGAACCCCCAAAAGAACCCCCAAAAGAACCCCCTATTTTCAGTCGCAGGGCGGTCGAAAAGGATTGATTCGCGCACAATCGTGCACGGGGTGGGAAGTGAAATAGGCCTTGTCCAATCTACCGCCAGGGACGGCCAATGACCACCACCTTTCACCATTCCCCGCATAGCGTCGGACACAACAGCCCTCAAGCGTTGCCGCTTGATGGCTACACGCGTTGGGCGGACCTGAAGCACCTCGTTCCCCTGTGCCGGGAATCCGTTCGCCTGCGTGAGCTAGCCGGCCGTTTTCCGAAACGCGCGCAGCTCGGGTCGTCGCGCTCCACTGCGTGGCCGAACCGTGAACTGCATCGCTGGCTGGCCGATCCCGACGGCTATCGTGCTTCGGGCGCAGCGGAGGCCGCGTGAATTCCATCGACAACGCTCGCTACCTCAGCCCCGCCGCGAAGCAGGCCACCGCCGAGCACTTGCTCAGGATTCGCGCACGCCACGGAGACGACCCGTGTTCGCGCGAGCAGACCGCCGCGCATGAGGCCGGGCACACGATCATCGCCGTGGCGTTCGGCTGGCACTTTCTCGGCTGCAAAATCCAAACCGAAGATTCGGCCTGGGTGGGGGTCACGCAATACCGGCACAGCGGGCATTTGGCGGAACAGTCGTACAGACTGACGGATGCCCCCGACATCTTCTTTGCCGAGGCCGTGATGGATCTTGCCGGCGCAGCGGGCGAACAGGCTGCCGGCTTGTTCCACCCAGCCTCCAGTTCCTTCGAAATCGCGAATGCGACCACAGTTTGCACGGCGCTCGACGCGTTTGCCGGTGTTGCCGCAGGCAGGCATTTTGCCCGAGCGCTCGCGCTCGCTATGACGGAGATCCGGGCCAACGCCGCGACGTTCGAACTCCTTCGCGCACACTTCCGACGATCGAAGCGACTGACGCCGGCCGAGGGGCGGCGGATGCTGAAGAACGTAGCCCCGCGGCTCGCCGACATGCAGTTCGTGAAAAGAAAAAGCCCGCAATAAATGCGGGCCAAAAAATTTCAAAGCTCGGTAAACACAATGAATAGTACACCTACAGAAAATACTGTCAAGCATAGCTGTACACATTCGGATCTCGCCGCCGCACTTCAGCCCATTCTGTCGAGGGTCTGTACCTCGCACTGCTGGATAAAGCGCGACGGGCCGCCGTCACACATTCGCAAGCCGCTCACCGCCGAGCGACTCGCGCATCACGTGAACGGTGGGCCGGCCTACGGTGCGGCGCAGATCGAGCCGGGCGCATCGACGACGCGCGTCGCGTGCCTCGACCTGGACTCGCACAAGGGCGAGACGTCGTGGTACGACATGCAGGCCGTGGCATTGCGTGTGATGGCGCAGCTTGAAGCGCGCCACATGCGCCCGATTCCGTTCCGGTCGTCCGGCGGGGCCGGGCTCCACATCTACATGCTGTGGGACGAGCCGCAGGACGCGTACAGCGTGCGGTGCCTGCTGCGCGACGCGCTCGCCGCGTGCGAGCTACGCGACGGCGTAAAGGGTGTGGCCGCCGGGCAGGTCGAGATCTTCCCGAAGCAGAACAGCGTGCCGACCGACGGTTTCGGCAACATGTTCGTGCTGCCGCCGGCCGGCAAGTCGGTGCCGCTCGACTCGTTCGAGCTCGACGACATGCCGAAGGCGTTCGCGGCTGAGATGGATTGGCCGGCGAGCGCCGACGTGCCGCACGTCGAGCGCGAAGAGATCGTGATGCCGGGCGCGGTCGACGTGCCGGTCGAGCTCGAAACGTTGAAGTCGGCGCTCGACATGATCCCGAACGCCGGTGACGACGAGCTCGACTATGAGGAATGGCGCAACGTCGTGTTCGCGATCCACCACGCGGCGCGCGGTAGCGACGACGGCCTCGCGCTCGCGCACGCGTTCTCGGCGCGGTCGAGCAAGTACAACCCGCAGTTCCTCGACGAGCGCGTGTGGCCGCACATCGGCAAGACGTCGAGCGACGAGCGCGCGCCGATCACCGGCCGCACGGTGCTGCACCTGGCGCGCGCGCACGGCTGGCAGGATCCCGCGCGCGAGGCGAGCGAGGACGATTTCGACGCGTTGTCGATCGAGGAAGCGAGCAAGCTGCCACAGCGCCCGAACTACCGCCGGAACGGCAAGGGCGAGATTCTCGCGCTCGCCGAGAACATCGTGACGGCCGTTCGAGCACCGCACGAGTGCGGGTGGCACATCCGCTACGACGATTTTCGCGCCGAGGCAATGCTCGCCGACGTGGCGGACCCTCGCGGCCTTCGCGCATTCACCGATCCGGACTACACGCGGCTACAGATCCAGCTCGAGCGCCGCGGGTTCCTCAAGCTCAGCAAGGAAGCGCTGCGCGACGGTGTGGGCCTCGTGGCCGACGACAATCGGATCGATTCGGCCGTCGAGTGGTTGGCCATGCAGGTGCACGACGGCGTGCCGCGCATCGAAACGTTCCTGCGCGACTACATGGCCGTCGAGGACACAGCGTACACGCGCGCGGTGTCGCGGTATCTCTGGACGGCGCTCGCCGGCCGCGTGCTGTCGCCCGGGTGCGAAGCGCCGATGGTGCCGGTGCTGATCGGTGAGCAGGGCGCCGGCAAGACGCGGGCGGTAAAGGCGCTCGTGCCGGCGCAGGAGTTCTACTGCGAGCTGAAGCTCGACGAGCGCGACGACAACGCGTCCCGCATGATGCGCGGCCGCCTGGTGGTCGAGCTCGGCGAGCTGCGCGGCCTGCACACGCGCGACGCCGAATCGATCAAGGCGTTTATCAGCCGCACGCACGAGAACTTCGTGCCGAAGTACAAGGAGTTCAGCGTGACGTTCGCGCGCCGGTTCCTGTTCGTCGGCACGACCAACCAGGACGAGTTTCTCGCCGACGAAACGGGGGAGCGCCGCTGGCTGCCCGTGCGCGTCGGCCGGTGTGACGTCGATCGAATCGCGGCCGACTGCCTGCAGCTGTGGGCTGAGGCCCGCGTGGCGTACGAGCGCGCCGGGAATGTCGACTGGCAGGAAGCCGAGACGTTGGCGCGCGAAGTGCACGTGCAGCACAAGCTGTCCGACCCATGGTCGCCGATCATTCACGACTGGCTCACGGGGCGAGGCGACTATGAATGCGATCTCGGTGAGCCACCGTGTACGCGCGATTTTTTGCAAATTCACGATATCGCAGATGGGGCACTCGGAATTGCCAAATCGAGGCTCGGGCGTCCCGACACGATGCGAATCGGGAAAATTTTGCAAGGAATGGGGTACTCCAAGCAGTTAAAGCGGGTCAACGGGCAACCGACCCGGGTTTGGATGCGATCGGACGTAACCACCGTAACCACGTGATGCGCGCAGGTGGTTACGCGCAGAGCCTTATGCAGCAAGGCTTGTAACCACCGTAACCACCTTTTTCTATATACGTGTGCGCGATAAATAAGGGGGGTTACAGTGCTTTATAGGAAACAGGGGTTACGGTGGTTACAGGTGGTTACGCCCCGATGAGGCCGAAAGATGCAGGAAATTACAAGTTCGCAGTACGAATTTTAAGAGGTAAGCAATGAAGAAACTGACCGCAAAGCAGCAGCGATTCGTCGACGAGTACCTGGTCGACTTGAACGCGAGCGCGGCCGCACGCCGTGCCGGCTACAGCGCGAAGACCGCCACCGTCATCGCAGCCGAGAACCTGACAAAACCTAACGTAGCCGCCGCGATCACTTCGGCGATGAAAGCACGCGGTGATCGCACGCACATCACGCAGGATCGCGTGCTGCGCGAGCTCGAGCGCATCGCATTCTTCGACATCCGGCGTCTGTACAACGCCGACGGCACGCTGAAACGCCCGGACCAGCTCGACGACGAGGCCGCGGCGGTTCTCGCTGGCGTCGATGTGGCCGAGCAGATGACGTACAGCGCGGACGGCGACGGCGAGCTGACGGCCACGCCGATGCTCACGAAAAAGGCCAAGGTCTTCGACAAGATGGCGGCGCTCACGCTGGCGATGCGCCACCTCGGCATGCTGAACGACAAGCTCGAGATCTCGAAGCGGCCGCGCGTGCGCGTGGTCGACCAGACGGGCCGCAAACCACGCGCGAAAGGCGATTGAGATCCCCATCGGCGATTTCAACTCCGGGCGTAGTGCCTTGTCCGATGGGCGTTGCAAGACGCGCTGTATGTGAACGCGGCGTGTAGCTACCCGGCTGGCTACCCGCACGCTCCCCGTCTCTGGTTGAAAGACGGGCAATTGCCCGCCTCGAACGACGCACGATCCTGCATAACGACTTGCGCAAACTGTTTGTGCAAAGACGGGGGATCCCCCGTTCCACCGATGCGATGCTGATTGAACAGTCACTGAGGAGCCGAGCATGGCCGTAACCAACATTTCCATGACCCCGCGCACGCGGATGGCGTTGCAGACCTGCGCGCTGCTGCGCGGCGCGTCGATGGCCCGCGTCGTCGCCGATGCGCTGGCCGAATTCATCGAGCGCCACGGGCTGCTGAAGGGCGGCGAATGGCGGATCCGGCCGAACGCGGATCACGCGTGGGGCCGCGCGACGGCCGAGCAGGCAGAAGCAGCTCGCGTGATGGATTGGGATGTCGAGCTTGTGGACGAGGACTGATCGATGGCCGACATCAAACTGATCGAAGCGCAGCTCGCGGAAGCGCGCCAGCAGACCGCCACTGCGCAGCGGCAACTCGAGGATCGACTACTCGCGAACAACGGTGCAGAGGACGAGGAAACGGCGTCGCTGCGTACCGTCGCTGATCTGCATCGGTCGCGCGAATCGTCGCTCGTCCGTGTGCGCGAGGCCGCGCAACGCGCCAACAGCACGGCCGCAATCGAGGCGCGGCACCAGGAGTCGACGAATGGCGTGCGCGCGGCTCGCGGTCTGGAACGCCGCTACGTTAACGCAGCGAAGGCGCTCGAAGCCGCGCTCGAGGCGACTGCCGTCGCGCGTAGCGAGTTTCTGCAGGTTTCCTCCGAACTGCAGGCGGCGGTTCGCGCCGTATGTGTCAATCCCGAGCTTACTAATGCTCACACGTCTGCGCTGTACACCAACAGTGCCCGCTCGTGGATCTCCGATGGCGCGGTTCGACAGTACGTGCGCTCATTGTTTCAAGAGGATAGCCCGCCGGAAAGTCTCGCGGGCATCGCCGCGCGGCACATGCAACAAACGATCGTGCGCCTCGAAGCCGCAGCTGCGTATCGGAAGTCGACCCATCAACCGCAGTACATCATCGATAGCGAGTCCGCGCTGCGTACGATGTCCGAAGCCGGCGAGGGGGCGTGATGGACACTGAACAGCAATCCGCACCGGTCGAGAAAACGCCCGAGGAGCGGGCCGCAGCGTTCTACTCGAACACCAAGTTCCCGGGGACGGCCGAGGCGCCGCGTGCGCCGGTCGAGCAGCCGAAGGCATGGAGCGCCGCGGAGAATCTGCGCATCGGCGCGACCGAACAGGCAACGCCACAAGCCGCAGACCCGGACGCGTTGGCGCTCGTTCGCAACGATCCCGCACGCAAGTTCTATGGCGACGAGGGCGCGCACGGATCGCTGTACGACGAGCTGACCGGCTCCGGGCAGTGGGGGCAGGAAGTCGTCGCATCGGTCGACGACGGCCTGGGCGGCACGATCGATCGCAAGGAGTTCGCTGCGATTGTCGCCGACCACGGCGGCAACCAAACCGACGTGCGCGAATTCCTCGATGACGCCCGGCTGTTTGCGCAGGCCTGGCCGACGCTGTCCGAGGACGACAAGCAAGCCCACCTTGCCGATGCCGTGCAAGGCATGAAGGAGACGTTCGGCAGCGAGTGGGAACAGGCGTGGGATGCGGCGAATGCGCTCGCGAAGCGCGACCCGCGCGTCGCGAAGGTGCTCCTCGAGACGGGCCTCGGCGCTGATCGCAAGACCGTCATCAAATTCGCGAAAGAAGCGCTCCGGCAGCGTGTCGCCGGTCGTTTGAAATAGGAGGAGTCAACATGATTTCGATGCTCGATGAAAAGCTTAACGAATGGGGCCGCACGCAACCGTGGACGCTCACCAAGGGCCTGCGCGATAGCAAAGGGGTGCTTACCTACGGCGCCATCATCTGGCCGGACAGTACGGGCGGCGAATACTTCGCCGATGAGCAGGATCCGACAACGGGTGCGGTCAATGCCTGGCATGCGACCTACGTCGGCAACGTGAAGCGAACGATCACGCAGCCGCGAGTCACGCGTGACGCGAGCGGCGGGATCATCGCGCAACCGCAACTCGTGATTTCGGAATAGTGCTCGTGGAGCACGCCGTTCTCTCGGTGAATTGGCGCGAGGTGCTGCTCGACCTGCAGCACTTCTACCCGAAGCCGAAAGACGTGGCGAGCGAACTCCACGGCGCAGTGAGCGAGGCCGCCGTGCGCAAGTACATCGAAGACACGACCGAGCCGTCGCACGTACGCGGTGAGCTGATTCTCAACCTGTGGTGCGAGAGGACCGGGAAGCGCCGCGACGATGTACCGCGCCGTCCGCGCGAGCGCATCTGATTCTGAACAGGACCTACATGCCTATCAATTTTCTGAAAGGCGTCCGCCGACGCGCCCGAGATTCAATTTCCGGACGCCGGCCGCGCTCGCTCTTGATGTCGGAACGTCTCACGCCCGAGCACATCCTCGCCGTCGAACTGCAGCCGGCGCAGGCCGCGACTGCTGACGCGTTGACCCGGGAATATGCCGAAAAGCTCTGTGCGGCGACGCGCGTAGGGTGGGCGATCGTCGAAGACGGAAAGGTGCTCGGTTGCGGCGGCCTGGTGGAGTGCTGGGAAAACCGCGCACAGACGTGGGCACTGATCTCGTCGGCGTTGCTGGATCCGCGTCGATTCAGGCTGGTTCACCGGATGGTGCGACGCGTGCTTGACGACGCGCCGTGGCGCCGTATCGAAATGGACGTCGACGCGTCGCACGCGGCCGGCATCGCCTGGGCCGAACACCTCGGGTTTGAACGCGAGTGCGTTCGTCGTAAGTACACCGCCGCAGGGCGGGACATGTTGCTTTTTGCGAGGACAAAATAATGGCAATGCTTCCATTGGCCGCAATGGCCGGATCGGCGCTCGGCGCTGGCAGCACGATGAGTTTGATCGCGACCGGCATTAGCGCGGCCGGGGCGCTGGCGTCGGGCGCCGCGAAGTCGGCGCAGGCGAACCAGCAGGCCGCCGCACTCGACCGCAATGCTGCGCTTTCCGACCAGCAGGCCGGGCAGGTCTACGCGCAGGGTGTCAACCGCGAGACGGCGCAGCGCGCGCAGGCCGGGCAGCAGCTTGGCGAGCAGCGCGCAGCCATCGCTGAATCGGGCTTCAATCCGAACGCAGGGTCGGCACTCGACACGCAGGTGCAGAGCGTGCGAAACGCCGAGCTCGATGCACTGCAGACCCGCTACCAAAGCATCTTGCAGGGCGGGACGCTCGAAGACCAGGCGCAGCAGGATCGATACGCTGCGCGCACGGCACGGGCCACGGCGCGCAACGGCATGCTCGCCGGCGGGATCTCGGCGGCCGCGTCCGTGCTCGGCGGCTTGGGGAATTATGCAAAAAACAATCCGCTTGGGCTCACGGCTTCCCTGAAGCCCTACGGCACCACGGCCGCCGGCAATCCGCTGCTGTTTACGATGCCGTAACCCGAAACGGTGAGGAAATAGAGCATGCCAATTGATAGCCTATACGCCGACCAGACCGCCAGTTTCCTGAGCGGGCAGAACCAGATCGACGTGCCCGAGCCGCGCACGTACCCGTCGACGTCGATCACTTCGATTGCGCGCGCGGTGGGGCGCGGGCTCGGGCAGGGCGGCACGGCGCTGTTCGGCGCGGCGTCGGATCTGGCCGCCGGCCTGAGCCAAACCTACGTCGACCCGGACACGCTCACGCTCAACCCGCAGGCGCAGGCTGACGCAGACAAGCAGATCAACGTGGCGATCGCGAAGCAGCGCGCAGGGCACCTGTTCGAGTCGCCGCTTGGCACGCGCGCGTACGACCTGTCCGACACGTTCAAGCCGGATCCGACCCGCACGACGGCGATCGATCAAACCGTGCAAGGCGTGATGTCAGGCTTGACGCAGATCGTGCCCGCCGCGGTGCTCGGCGGTCCGTTGGCCGGCGCGGCCGTTGGTGGAACGTCGATCGGCATGTCGCGCGCGGAAGACCTGAAACGCCAGGGCGTTGACGTCGGTACGCGGACGGTGGTTGGCGCGGTCGAGGGCACAATCACGGCGGCTGGCGCGGTGTTACCGGTTGCTGGCTCGACCGCCGCCCGTACGGTCGGTCTTGTCGCGGCCGGGGGCCCGGGCGCGGCGGTCGCGCAGGCGACGATCGAGAAGGCGATTCTGCGCAATGCGGATTACGACCACCTCGCCGACCAGATCGACCCGCTAGACCCGATAAATCTGGCGGCTGCAACGTTCATGGCCGGTACGTTCGCCGCTGCGCACACCGCCGTGACGGCGCGCACCGCGCGGCAGACGGCAGCAGCCGCTACCACGCCGCTCGAAACCTTGTCGGTCGACGCGCGGAAGGCGCTTCCGTATAACGCCCCGCAACTCGATGCGTATGCAGCGCAGGTGGCGCAACGCGAAGGCGTGCCGCAGGCGTTGCTCGATTTCATCAAGAATCACGGCGAGCGTTCGAACAGCAATCAGGTGTCGTCAGCTGGCGCGCAGGGCGTCATGCAGTTCACGAAAGACACATGGGCGGCATACGGGAAGGGTGATCCGCAAGACCCGGTGAACTCGATCGACGCGGCGGCACGCTATGCGAAGGATCTGTTGCAACGCTATGACGGGGACATGCGCGCGGCGGTAACGGAATACAACGGTGGCGTCGAGCAGGCTCGCGCGGTGCAGGCAGGTGGCTCGCCGACAGCCAAGGAAACGATCGGTTATCTGAAGCGCTTCGACGAGTACGTCGCGACGCACGGCATCGATTCCGCCACGTTCCGCGTGACGCCGGATCAGGTCGACGCGGCGCTGATGGCGCGCGGGCAGCGGATCGTCGATGACGCGTACGTGTTCGGGCGCCCCGACGACGTCGCCGCGATGGCCGCGCATCAGGACGCGTTCGAGCTCGCCGCGCGCCAGATGGACGCCGGTCAGTTTCCTGACGTTGCCCGGTTCGTGGCCGGGGACGATTCGGCAAGGGCGACGGCGCTCGACTCGCTGATCGCTGACGCCGAGGCGCAGCGCACCGACGTCGCGCAGCAGGCCGCCGGCCTAGCCGATCAGGGCGCTGTCACACAGATGCGTGCCGAGCTCGACCAGCTGACCGCCGCGCGGCCGGACGATTCCCCCGCTGGCGTGAAGGAGCTGACGCGTCAGTTGCAGGATCAGGGCATGAAGTACAAGGCCGCGGCCGCGAAGGCGCAGAAGCAGATTGACGCGGCGATCGCCGACCACGAGGCGCAAGTGCAGCGCCTGCGCGGCGCGATCGAGGAAAACGCCCGCGCGCAGCAGGCGCACCAGCAACTCGGCGCGCTTGACGCTCAGCTCGGCGACTTGCGCACGGCGCGCGCCGGGATCGATGCGCCGGCCACACGCCGCACACCGCTGTCACGCTTCGTGGAAGACGTGGTGCGCGCGCAGACACGCCGCGAGCCGGTCACATACCGCGCGACGCAGGAGCCGGTGCTGCAGGCATCCGACGCGATCCCGGCCGGCGGTGCGCCGCGTGCGGCCACGGCGCCGACGGCCGGCGCGCCGAGCGCACGCGCCATCGAGGCGAACCTGCGCGATGCCGCCGCGCTGCGGCCGGACATGCAGGTGACGATCGACACGCCGGCCGGCGAGCGCACGGGAACTGTCGCCGAGCTGCTGCAGCAGATCGATGACGAGCACGCCATGAACACGCAGGACGCCGGCCTGTTCGAAGTCGCTGCGCGTTGCTTTATTTCGACGCTTTGATGCAGTACGTGGCGTGCTAACGTAGCGACACCAAAAGGCATTCAATAAGACACCGGGGTCGCTATGTTCCGCAATTTTTTCCTTCGCCGAGCGTTGACACGCGTCGCGGGCCGCTTGGCACCGGACCTAGTTCCGGTAGCGGGACGAGACGCAGCGCTTCGCGACTACTACCTTGCTGAGCTAGGCTGGCGGGAAAATAATCAAGCGTCGAGCGTGCTATTGACCGGCGTCAACTCGCACGGCATCGAGGGGCTATGGTGGGATGGAAATCGCTATGACGCGCCGTGCTCCGTCTCGTGGGATGCCGTGGCGCACTCAACAGTCGAGCTGAGCCGCTACTTAAAGCGACATGACTTTTTCTCAACTAAACCGTGGGTGTTTGAGCTCGGGTGCGCATTGGGACTGTATCGCAGTTCGGTTGCACTGGAAGGTGCGCGTCAATGGTTATACAACAAGCGTTCGCCGACTACTGTCGATCGATTGAATGTCCTGAAGTACATTGTCGAGAAGGAGATCAAGGGGCACCGTAACGGCTTTACCTCGGTAACATTGGCGGCCGATTTTCACAGCATTCGTTCAGTGTTTCATCCACGCCGTCGCGAGCGATATGCATATTACGGTCTCGTGCTTCGGTCGCTCGAGGATGAGGGGCTTCTTGAGAATCGAAACGGTGCGTTTGTGTTGCGTCCGCGAGCGCTAACGGCATTACACAGCTATGAAAACGAAGAGCGCCGCCATCGGACGAATTTCAAAATCCAGATCGGAATTGCTGTATTAACGGTGTGTTCGGTCTTGGCCGCCGCAGCCCAGGCATGGCCGCAGGCAAAGGAAATTTGGGGCACCGTGCGGAGTTACGTTGGGTGGTAAAGCATCGCTGTACGTCGCGTACAGTGTTGCCTAACATACTGATTTTGTTGCAATTTTTATTTCGCGTGCCTTATACTGAGCTCGTCGACGCACACAACGTTGGCCGGGTTTAGCAGCCCGAATGCATGCGGCAGACAACCGCCGCGATGGCGGTTTTTCTTCGTCTGTACTTCGCGCCTTCTATGGGCGGCGATGGTGGGGAGGCTTCGGCCTGCCGGGTTCCGTATGCCCCGGTCTGCTAACCCCGTCATCGTCGCCCACCCCCGTTTAGCAGCAGGGTGGCGCGCACGCATACGGAGTCCAACATGACGTTCCACGTTCCTGACAACGCTTTCCCAATCAGTAGTATTCCTGATCAAGTGACGGTGTCGTCACGCGACATCGCGGCGATTCATGCGCTGCAGGGCGAACTCCGGACGTGCATCTACGCGCTACGCGGTGCGCTCGAGCAGAAGATCAGGCTCGATACCGTCCCGGGTGCTGAATGGTTTTGGCAACGGGCCGAGGCAGCAACCGACGAGCTCGACGTCGCGATCAACAAGGCTATGGGCTGGGATTGAACACAGGAGCGCCCCGCCGAAAAAGGCGGAGCGCTGTTTGTGGCGATCGACATCGAAGGAGGTGCATGTGCCGTACGTACCGAAGACCACCAAGGCCGGCGCTGTCACGCTGACTGGCCGCGATGTGGTGCTGAGCGAGAATCTGCTCGACCTGCTCGCGGATCGAATTGCGAGCCGCGTTGCCGCGCAGCTGCGCGAGCGACCGCCGACACCAGCACATCGACAGGAGCGGCTGGTGCCCGCCGCGCCGGCGGCGCCTGCGCTTCGTCCTGACAGGCTGTACCGCATCGCCGAGGCATCGAAGACGCTCGGCGTCTGCAAGGCGACCGTCTACAACTTGGCGCGCGACGGCCGGCTTGAACTCGTGAAGATTGGCGCGCGGGCCAGTGGGGTGACGGGCAAAAGCCTGATTGCGTTGATCGAGCAGAATCAACGCGCGCCTCGACAACGCTGACCGTGAGCGACCGCCATGCGCACGCCCGATCAAACGCAGCCGGCTGCGCCGGTGCCCGTGAAGCTCTACAAGGTCCGCGAGGTAATGCGGCAGCTCAGTATCTCGAAGACCACTGTCTATCGGCTCGTCGACGCTGGTAAGCTGCGACTCGTGAAGATCGGGACGCGCTCGAGCTACATCACCGCCGAGAGCGTCGACGCATTTCTCGCGGAGATCAAAGCCGCCGATTGATGGCCCATAGGGAGGACAGACATGACCGACTATATCGGAGCCGTAACTGGTGTCGTGGGGGCGGTTGCCGGCATCTATAGCCTTGTGCGGACGCACAAAATCAAGTCGCTCGACTTGAGGCTCGAACTCCGAACGACCCTCGCCGACGTTCACTTGGCGCTCACTACAGCGCGCGGCCTGGTCACGTTGGGTGACCGTTCGCGTCAACGCGTATTGGCTGCACGAGGGTTAGGGGGCTCCGGAGCGATGGAAACATGGCGCCAGGCGGTCGAAGGGGATCGGACTGAACTGGACCGGCTTGCCGCTGCGGCGCGCAGCGAGGATGCGGACTTTACCGCGCTTTCTCAGGAACAGCTCGAATCCGAGGTCGTCGCCGCGCGAAAGGCGCGGGCCCGACTGGCCGAACTCGTCGAGAAGTACCGAGCGGCCTACGCGGAGGATGACGAGATGCGGCGGGAGATCCGGCAGGATGCCCGTGACGCGGTCAACCGGCAGCTCGGAGGTGGATAGGGTGGCGGGTTCACTGCTGCTCTATCTGCCGTGCGGTTGCTAGCACGTCGCGACCTTTTGCCAGTTGTGCATCACGGCTTTGACCGCGGAGATCACCGAAGAACTGCGTGGCGCTCGCAAACCATGCGTTATCCAAACCAAACTCCGCCGGGGCGTTACACGCGATGTACCAGAGCTCCAAAACACTCTCCTCAAGCCCCATTTCCCCGAAGTTTGAGAGGTTTCGCATCGCACCGAACGCAAGGGCATCGGTGTCCATCGGGTCGAACTCGTGGATTGCATCAACGTCTCGATCAGCGTGTTTCAAGAAGTTCTGTGTTACCCGCGCGGCAGCGAAATATTCTTGTGCAGTGATGCCGTTTTCAGCCTGGGCCAGTGGTTCCCATTGGTCGTCGGGATGATGGTGCTTCGCGAGATCGGCGGCTAGAACGGAAGCCACGCCGACCAGCGTGTGTACGACAACCGGATCGGCGCCCTCGAACAGCATCACGATCGCAGCACGCAGATGTCGGCGAGCCGCATCGAGCTTCGAAACGATAATGGTGGACATGATGTGCGTCAGTTTGCCGCAGCGGTGAGGGCAACGACGACTGCGCCGGTTTTGAGCTGGTCGAGGTAGTCGGCCCATTGCTGCATCATTTCGCGGCGGTGCGGCAGGTGAGCCGTGCGGTTGTACGCCCGCCCGAGCGGATCCTTCACGGCATGCGCAAGCTGCGCCTCAACGACCGCGGGCGCCACGCCGAGCACCTCATCGAGAATCGTCCGGGCCATCGCCCGGAAGCCGTGGCCGGTCATCGTGTCGCCGTCGTACCCGAGCCGGCGCAGCGCGCCGTTGATCGTATTGTCGGACATGGGCCGGTCCTTCGTGCGCACGCTCGGAAACAGGAACCGGCCGTTGCCGGTCAGCGCGTGCAGCTCGCGTAGGATCAATATCGCCTGCTCGGGCAGGGGAACGATGTGCGCCGCGCCGGATGCCTTGCCCTGCTTCGTCCGCTTCATGCGTTCGCTCGGGATCTCCCACGTAGCGTGGTCGAGATCGAACTCGATCCATTCGGCTGCGCGTAGCTCCCCGGGGCGCTGGAACAACAGCGGGGCGAGGCGGAGGGCACACTGCACGGGGAAGGTGCCGTGGTACCCGTCTATTGCCCGCAGGAGCTCGGCGACCTGCTTCGGGTCGGTGATCGCCGCCATGTGCTCGGTCTGCACGGGCGGCAGGGCGCCGCGGAGGTCGGCGGTCACGTCCCGCTTTGCGCGGCCCGTTGCGACGGCGTAGCGGCACACCTGGCTGATGTTGGCCTGCAGCCGGTGTGCCGTCTCCAGCGCGCCGCGCTTCTCGACCCGCCGCAGGGCGTCCAGCACGTCGGGCGGCTCGAGGCCGGCGATAGCAGCACCGCCGATCCACGGGAAAGCGTCCACCTCCAGCCGACGCAGGATCCGCGCTCCGTGGCTTTCGGACCAGGTCGACGCGTATTTGGCGTGCCACTCGCGCGCGACGGCCTCGAAAGAGTTCTCGGCGCTGAGGCGCTGCGTGCGCTTCTCAGCCTTCTTTGCGGCGCCCGGGTCGATCCCGGCTGCCAGCTTGTCGCGGGCCTCGTCGCGGCGCTTTCGGGCCTCGGCCAGCGCGACGGCGGGGTAGGTGCCGAGCGCCAGGCTCTTTTCCTTCCCGCTGAACCGATATTTGAGCACCCACCGTTTGCCGCCAGTCGGCTTGATCAGCAGGAACAGCCCGCCGCCGTCGAACAGCTTCTGCTGCTTGTCGGTCGGTTTGGCATTGCGGACGGCTACGTCGGTCAGGGGCATCGGCACTCCGGGTTGGGGGTTCTCAACGGGGAATTCGACGAAGAACCCCCGATAGAACCCCCGGCAACGGGTGGCTGTAGATGGGGGTTCTTGGTGGTAGTTTGCAACAAAAAACCCCGCGGAGCCAAGCCCGGCGGGGTTTTCTGGTCAAACGTGGTGAACGTTTGGCGGGTGTTTGGTGGAGGCGGCGGGAATCGAACCCGCGTCCAGAAGCGCTCCACGACTAGTTCTACATGTTTAGTTCAGTCATTTGATTTAACCGCAGCGACGCGGACGAACACGCTGCACTACGGCGATTC